CCATGATGGTGTACTCAGCCGTCACGTCGTATGGATCGTGGTCGTCGTCTGGTATCTGTGGCCCTTTGCCGTCCATTGTCTTGCGGCTCAGCACGTCCTTTGCGTGGTTAGTCACTGCGAGCTTGCGCTCATCCATTGTCATGTCCTTCAGCTTCTCATAGTTCAGGGTGCCGAAGATACCCAGTCTTTTGTTCTGTTGCATAGTTCCTTGATTATTGATTGTGAATTTACTTAGTAGGTTGTCAGCCCATCGGTCTTGCCTTGCCTCGGCACGTTGGCGGACTATCTTGGCGGTGTTGCTGCCGAGTTCCTTATGGATGCGGGCGTGACAGGCGAAGCACAGAGCCTTCAGCCCTTGAAGTCCGCAGTCGATAGCCAGTCGACGCATCTCGTCTTTGGTTCGGGCAGTCTCAATCGGCACCACATGATGCACACACCTGGCACTTGTCACGATGCCCTCCTTCATGCACTCCTCACACAGTCCGTTGGTGCTCCTGAGTTTCGCAATGCGCAACTCCTTCCACTCGCGGCTGTTATAGATGTCGGCCTTGTCCTTGGCTACCTTGTCCGATACGCCTCGCCAGTTTCGTTTCTTGCTCATAGGTTCAATAGTTTACGTGTGTTATCAATCAGTTTGAGCAGGACGCTGATGCGATTGCCGTCCTTGCTGTTGCGTCGCTCCACGGCAGAGATATACCGTCGGCACTTCTTCAGGCAATCGTCTATGGCGAACTGCGCCCAACCCTGGATGAAGTAGTCTCTGCTCTCGTCAACCTCTGAGTCGCGTCCCACGATGTCGTCGGCCATGCTTCCATCGGTGCAAGCACCATCGTTGTAGTAAAGCTTTATTCCGTCGCCTTCGACGTAGAAGGTGTGGGTGGTTGTCACTTCGTCGTCATCAGCGAAAGGATCAGCCTTGCCGATGTAGAGTGCTTGGCTTCCGTTGCGCGTCTTGAACATGTCCCCGAACTTGGCGCGAAGGAATCGCGGGTAGATTGTTGTGTCGCTCATATTACCATTCTCCTCCAAATGGTTTCACTCCTGTTTTATCTTCCAACTGTCTGCCGAGATCGTGGCCGGAGCGGTCCACCTCGTCGTCGGCCTGTTGCCGGTCGGCATGGGTGAAGCGGATGGTGGTCTGTCGGTCGTACATGTCCACGCCTTTATGATGGATGCTCTTGGTCTTCTTCCCGTAGGCGTACTCACGCCCAGAGTCGGTGAAGTTGCCTGGAGCTCGCATCTCGTCGCGTTCCTCCTCATTGAGTTGGAGGACGGTCTGCGCGTCGATCATGGTGAGCAGAATATCGGAAAGATATTTGCATCCCATTTTGCCACCGAGAACGCGCAGCCGTCGGTAGATGCCGTGCATGGTGACCTCGCAGACGCGCTCCAGTATCTCATCCACACATTCGGTCATAATGGACTTGTCGGCAAACGGTTTGTCTACCATGACAGCCCCATAGCCCTTGTGGCCTTCCTGTTCCAGAATGAGCACCACCTGCGCCACATTCAGATGGTCGGGGTTTGCCAGGTTGAAGGCTGACTGCCAACCGCTGTCAGCTTCCATCATGGTCATAATCTTCTCGATTTCAGGATTCAAACCATGTGGATCGGCAGCTGCCCGAATCATCGTGTAGATGAAGTTCTGAAGCATGTGGTAAGTGTCCGTCTGACGGGCCTGACAGATAGCATCCCAGACGACGGCAGCAGCAGGACTTATCTTGGTGGCCATTTGCTCATATTTTGCCTCTTTCTTCTTCTTCTTCATATAGTTAATTCTAAGTTGAGTTTGTCTTTGAGATTCTTGAGGGCTGGTATATCTTCGATGACTTCTTCCACGGTGTGGTAGATTTTATGCTCATTCAGGTAGCGCACCACCACGTCGGCGATGTCGGCCTTGGGTCCATCCTCCTCTCGCCACCACTCGGTGACCGGCTTCGTGTCGAGCGACACGCGGTCGTAGTGTAGGTTCTCAGCCTTCGCCTGCCACGCGTCGATGCCGTCGCGGTCGGGGTAGAGGATGATCTGCCGGTGTTGCTGTAGGAGTGGCTTCAGCCGTTCACGCGTGATGTTCGATGCGCCACAACTGGCAAGCCACAGCTGTTTGATGTTGTTGCCGTAGGCGGCAGCCATGAGGATGGCGGTCTTCTCACTCTCCACGAGGCAGATGGTCGCGTGCGGGTAGCGGTTGAGCAGATGTTCACCGAACAGGCATTGGCGTGCCTCCTGCGCCGTTGGGTCGTAGAAGCGCGTGGCCTTATTCCTTTCGAGCAGGGAGTGTAGCCAATCAGTGTTATAGGTGTTCTTGTCTTTCAGGCGATGGCCGTCGGGCTTGTACTTCATATAGTGAGCAGTACGCGGGTTGCCTTCATGGTCAATCTGCCAGAACACCGTGAACTCATGCCGCTGGTAGGGCTTGTCGACATAGACATGCCCGACGCAGTAGTCATGAAGAGCCTGCTCAAGTCGCGTTCGCTGCGCGGCATCCCAGTTGATGGCGGTTCGCATCCAGCACACGAGCGGGTCGGCATCGAGGTTGCCAACGCGCTTCGCCACCATCTGTCGCGGCAGCACCAGCGTGGGCAGCGGCGGTGGTGGAGGTGGTGCTGGCGGCGGCACATAGTCGAATGGTATGTCGTCGACCTCGATGTTGTACTTCTTGCCCAAGTAACGGATAGCATCTGGGAACGACATCTTCTCGTGTGCCATCAGGAACGTCACCGCACCGCCTTTCGCGTCGCACGTAAAGCAGCGGTAGCAGTTGTCCTTCGGATAGACGATGAAGTTGCCGTCGGTGCGGTCGTCGTGGAATGGGCAGAGAGCCGTGAAGCGGGTCCCCGTCTTGCGAAGTTTTAGGAAGTCGCCCACCACCTCTTCTATTTTTGCCCGCTGCTCGATGGCGCGGATGATGTCTTCAGGAATTTTAGCCATAACTTGATGGATGTACTGTGTAACCAACGCGTGCGCGTCGCGCGTGTGTGGACGCTTGCCCCTTGCCCCAGCCCCGCCCCCTGCGGGCAGGGGGCATGGTGCATGCGATCACGCACGATTGGGTTCAACTTGGTTTAACCCCCCTACACCTTTAGGTGTAGAGGGCAGCTTGGTTTAACTCAGAAGGGCAGGTCGTCGACAGGCTGGAGCATGTAGTAGCCACCGCTCTTAATAGTCGACTCGGTGAGGTACTTCAGATTGATGGCCACCATGAGGTCTGCCTGCTGTCGTCCGTCGTTCTTAACGCCTCCTATCTTTCCGAAGACTTTCTGCTTGATGTCCTTTCGGCTCATTGGCCATTCATACTGCCCGGTAGCCTCGTTAATCCAGCTTCGGATGTCTTCGGGACTGTCGCTCTCTTGTTCTTTCGATTTGCTCGGCAAGTTGTATCCGCTACTGACAATTCGCGGTACACCGAGATTACCGGCATCGTCTGTGACCTCGAACTTCCAATCGTCGAGGTCTTTGCCACGCGCGTCCTGTTGCTTCACGGTGAAGGTCACGCCCGTGGCGTTTTTGCTCTTGATGCTGATGAAGGTGTCGCTCACCTTGTTGCCGAGCTCTGTACCAATCCATCCTCGCATCTTTGCGTCTTCGCCGTCGCTATTGATGCGCGGGTTCTGGTGAAGCGCGTTCCAAATGCACATGCGGCGATTCTCGGCCATTGAAGCTAACTCGGCAAGTATCTGCGTCCCGCTGTCCTCGTCATTGATGGATGAGAGCAGGTCGCGTATGCCGTCAATGAACACGATGTCGGGACTCACGGCTTCGATGGCCATGCGGATGAGTCGCCAACGCTTCAGGTGAGCTTTCTCGCGGTCGTCGCGCGGCATATTCTTCAGCCATAGCACATTGAATCGTTCTTGTGGTTCGTTCATAGGCCAGTTACACAGCCAGTGAACACGTCGCAGCACCTTGGCCGAGTTGAGTTTCTCCATCTCGGTATCGACATAGAGCACGCTCGGCTGATGGCCGAGATACTCTATGGTGCGCTCCGGCACCTTCAGCCCTGGCAGATATTGCGCGGTGCGCTCAGATCCTTGTCCGAGAATGGCCGCCATTAGTTGGGTCAAGACAAACGACTTGCCGTTCTTCTTCTGACCGCTGATGGCCTGGATGCCGCCGATGGTGGAGAACGGCACGCCGTTGTACTCCAGCATGTAGTAGGGTTCCGGGTAGTCCTCGCGAGGGTCCAGCCAATACGGCCGCAGCTCCTCGTTGCGTTGGCGGTTTAGTTCGGCCTTAACTGCCTCCGGCGAGGTGTCGAGAGGGGGTAGGTTGTTTTGTTCATTCATAGTTCCTTTTTTATTATGAAACAGCTTCTTTCATTTCGCTGATTTCGCGCATTGCCTTCTTCATCTCGCCCGCTGTGCGGAATACCTCTTCGTAGTCGACGACGGTTTGAAACGTCGACTGGTACATGGTCTTGGGGTTCGTCCACGCCTCGCTGAGCTGCTCAAGTCCGTGGGTGATGTTCTTCTCTTCCGTTGTGTCGAGATCGTAGGTCATTGCAACGGGGTCGGTCAGCGTGAGTGCTTCTTGCCACATCTTGGCAATTGGCTTCAGGCTGAGCTGCTCGAACACCATACGCGCCAGCTTCGTGGGAACGTGATAGTCCTCGCGTAGGGTGATCAGCGCATTTTCATACATCAGAACGGCCAGTTCAAGACAAGCCTGCGCCACCATCGGCCACGCCATGATGTCGGCCTGTGGTATGTTGTGGTTGAGCAGGCTGACGCGATACTTGTTCCAAAGTGAGGTAATCAGCGGTTTGGTCTGCTCGTAGACCTTTGCGCCGATGCCCGCCCAGAACTCGTAATAGTCGCGGTCGGTGATGTCACCGTACTTCTTGCGCGTCTCGTCGGCCATATCGGCCACGCAGAACATACGGTACTCCGTGGCGTGGACCAACCGCCGCTCGTAGTCCTTGAATGCTTTCAACGCCCGTTTGTAGTGATATTTGACGGTGTGGCCGCCTGCTGCGCAGTTGTTATAGTTGCGATGGTGCTTGATGTGGTCGAAAGCGTCGAGCGCGACATACCATGCGGCATTATTACCGACGGCGGTCACCAGCTTAACCACTGATGCCGCCGCTGTCACATTCTTTGTTAGTTCCTCCTTCGTCATGATTCAGAATGGCAAATCGTCGTCCGCATCCTGCGGCTTCTGTGGCTCTTTCTCCTTCGTCGTGGTCGGTTGTGTCACCGCAGCCGATTGCGCGGCTGTAGCGTCGCTCTGTGCGGCCTGTGGGTGGTTTTTCGCCTCACTGGCTCCTACGAATGTCACACCGTCGACGCGGGTGTCGTTGTACCAGCGGCCGTTGTACTCGTTGGCTTCGACGTGGAACCGTATCTTCACCTCGTCGCCCTCCTGGAGATTGTATTGTTCAATTCGGTCTTTACCGAACACCTTGATGAGCATGCGTGAGGCGATGGTCTGGTTCGGCCACCAGTAGTAATCCATCAAATATTCCTGACTCATCCAGGTGTTTCCTGTGCGCTGGCTGGTGCCACTCCTTGAGGGCATCACCATTGTAATTTTTCCTTCAAGTTCCATGTTTTTCTTGTTTTTGGGGTTATTCTTCTTCGTCGGTATCGGTGTCGATAATGTCGTTGCTGGAAAGGCCAAGCTCTTTCAACGTGAGCGGCTTGCGGTGGTATCTTTGTATGTTGGCCACGATGGGCGAGAGCTTTGCGGCCTCTGTGGTCAGTTCGATGTAGCGGTTGCGCTCGCTGATGAGCTGAGCGGCCAGGGCGTTGCGCTTCTTGGTGATGGCCTGTACTTCTTTGGTCAGACGGATGATTTCTTTCACGCATACGCTGTTCTCATTCCAGTGCATCACGGCTTTGGTGAAATCGTCCATCTCTTCACGCTTCAGCGATTCGGTCATACCCAGACCGATGTGCAGCATGAAGCCTTCGAGCAACTCCTCAGTGCTGAAATAAAAGTAACCGGTTGATGACTTCTGACCGTCGAAGGTCAGCTCATAACCGTTGGGCAGCGTCTTCACGCTGATTGCCTTAATTTTCTTTTTCATTTCGTTTGATTTTGACAAATTGTAAATCGCCGACTATCTGGTAATAGTAGCCGGCATTGTTTAATCGTGCGTAGATCGCGTCCCTGTAGGTTTCTTCAGGGAGCAGTAGAAAGTGTGTTGGAAGAATATCGACCTCGATGCGTCCGACGCTCCAAGTGAACAGGACGTAACGCAAGGCAGTGCTCATGAACATGTAGTCGCCGCCGATCGCCTTCGGGCAGTCGAAGAGTTCTTCAAGTTGGCTAACTAAACTGTCAATGTTTTGGTTTCTCTTTCGACTTTGATGTCTAAAGTATTGGCTTCTTTGGCTCAAACATTCGAAGCGCGATGGCTTCGCGGGTAAATAGCTGAATGGCGGTCTGTGCCGGCAGTCATGGCCAAACAATTCATCATCCTGCTGGTCATACATAGCATAGCATGTCTATCATCGAAATAAAGACCAAAGCGGCAACCAGTGCGAGCGGTGCAACGATTCCGTAGATGATGTACTCTTTGCGGGTGAACTCCTCTGAGAGGATGTCCTTGCCCATGATTTCAAAGAACTTTTTCATAATTAATGTATTTGGTAAAAATAATAATTCATGAAAAACCGCCGACCTTCACAGGCAGACGGCTGAAAAAATGGAAAAATTCAGATAATGATATACAATAACTAATTATCATGCGTCTTGAAGCCGTAGACGGGCTCGAACCGCCATCCACTTTGCGAGTATTCATTCTATTAGCCAAACGGCAAGTGCGCTCTTCCTTTTGAGCTATACGGCCTACCATATATGTATTCTTATCAGGCCGCAGGTCGCCACCTCCTGCTTTCCATCCATTCGCGTTTTGAAGCCATCAATTATAGTTCGTTCATTTCTTACCATCAGGAGCTCGCGCCTATCGTGTGCATGCAATCACGTTGCATGGATAGGTCTTTCATGCGTCATTCCCTTCAGGCAAAACCACCCTGACGTCGTTCAGCTTGCGGTCATGGATTGTTAGTCTCTCGCTCGCCTATCCCGCCCTGGGGTGGATATTTTTATTGTCTCAGTCTGTCAAAGAACGATCTCCTTTCATGTGTGGAGGGTGATGGATTCGAACCATCGTTACGCTTTCGAACAGTATCGGTCTTATGCGTGCATTTGCTGCCTTGCTTTGCTGCTGCCTCGCCACTCAGCCAACCCTCCGACCGCGATTATATCAATAGCGTCTGTAGTTTACCTTCGGCAATAAGCCGTTCAATCAAGTGCTGGGGGTAGGCGTACCTGGATGTGCGGATTGTACCGGACTCGCGGTCTTTTACCTCCATCCGTTGACGTGGGATATACTTACCGTATTCCTTTAGCCAGTCTTTGGTGAACATGCCAAACCGCTCAAGGAACTTGTTGGCGGGAAGCCACACCTCGTTGTACATCTCAAAGTGCTCGCGCATCACCTTCTCGTTGATCTGCGCAACCTCCCTGGCGATTTCCTGCTTCAGTTGTTTGTCCATGACTGTCATTATCTGATTCTGGTAATACTAACAGCGGAAGCCTCCCAGTCGGGCTTTACCGTGAACTCGTAACCCTCCTCGTGCTTCAGGTGAGTGGCTGTCACACGTGCTGAAGCAATCTTTTTGCGGTCGTTGAGCGTGAAGATGCGCGTTTGACCGATGTGCATATCTCGCAGCTCTTGTCTTGTTACTCTTTCTTGCACCATTGTTTTAATGTTTCTTAATTTTATAGCATTTTTGTATTATAATCGGGAAGAAAGCCGTATATTTGCAACCCATACACTCGCCAAAGTGTTTGCAAAGCGGTTCGAACGCTTTTGCTTGAAAAGACGAACTTCGCCTGACGGCTATTCTTATGCCCGATTATCTTTCTTAATTTCGGTGCAAAAATAAAACATATTTGCCATATAACAATCAATTTATAAAACAATCATGCTATATTTTAAGTATTATTAAAACAAAAGTGCTATATTTTAATGATTGAAAGACAAAAAAGACTCAAAGAAGTGTATGACCACCTTAGACAATTTTATGGCATACACACGCAGACCGACTTCGCAAAAGTCTTACAAAAGTCGCGCAATTCTATTACGCTTGCGCTAAACGGAAATGAGGCTTATCTGACAAACAAACTTTTTGATAGTATCTGCGAGAAGTTTCCCAATGTGTTCAATCTGGACTATCTGCTGACTGGTAATGGTCAACTGATAACACAGGAGGAGGATGCACGCATCGGTGAGCATGAACAAGCGAAGACGGAGCTGGAGCAGCAGGCCGACATCCTGGAGCTGTATGCGCAGCGCATACGTTTGGTGGATGATCTGCGAATGACACTAAAAGAAGAGCTTGCAGAAGTCCGTGCAATACGCACAGAGCTCCAGAAAGCCCGTGTTGATTTCCGCGATGCGACCAACCGCATCACACAACTACTCCACTCATCATCCTCTATAGGATATGATGCAGCGGCCGACTCTCTCGACAAATAAAATTAGATTAAAAGTATTAACCAAATGTTTCCCCACGCCACCACCGTCCCAACGGAAAACATCAGTAAAAATGCCGTGACCCCACAATTGCGGAAAAGTCCCAACGGAATCACATCCCGGAGTGCCGGGAATGGCTGAAAATACTGAGAACACTGATAGAATGGGCATTTGAGGAGTTTTTATCAAAATTCCGATAATTAGAGAAAACGGTGGATTTTGGGTAATAATTTGCCAAATGTTTCCCCAAGGGTGATCGGGGTGGGTAAACAATTAAAAAGAAAGAAAACTATGGCAATAACAACTTCAATCGTATTCGACCATCGTGGCCGTGCTGGGCTGGATGATAGCGGCCCTGTAGAAATCCGTATCACGCACATGCGCAAGCATTATTATATTAATACAGGCGTGCGTGTGAAGAAGAGAAATTTCGCTTTCGGGTCTGTGATTAATGAGCGCAACAGTGTAGAGCTTAATGAGCAGCTCGTCATCATTCTGAGAAAAGTAACTGAAGAGGTGAATCGCTGCATTAATAACAACGAGCCGATAGATGTTGCATCCATTAGGCAGCGTGTATGGCAAATTGGAGTCACTAACGCTAAAGGAGAAACCACATTTTTGGACTGGATACGAAAAGAAATAACATTACTTGACCATCGCGTGGGTACGTTAAGACACTACGCTACAACCCTGAAGCGACTGGAGGCTTTTGGTGGCATGAAGAGATGGCAAGATGTTAATATTGAGAATATCTACGCATTTGATGCTTTTTTGCATTCAATCACCAAAAAGCAGAGTGACGCAGAGCGTAAAGAGAAAAAACCTGTTGAGCGCATTTGCCAAAGTACCGTCTACAATCGCCACAAAGACTTGAAGGCATTACTCTATCGTGCCGTTCGCCAGGGGATCATCGAGCAGAATCCCTATGAGAGGCTGCGTGGACAGTTTAAGCGTGGCGACAAGGAAAACACCGAATATCTCACAGAAGAGGAAATGAACGCTATTGTAAGCCTGAAGCCTGTGGAGGGCAGCCGGATGGCTATCGCCAGAGACTTGTGCGTGATTCAGATGTACACTGGTCTTGCTTATTCAGACTTAATGGCATTCGACATTAAAGACTACAAAAAGGTTGACGGTGAATATGTCCACGTTGGTGAGCGTGTGAAGACTTCTACAAAGTTTGTGAACCAGCTACTCCCGCCTGTTGTAGAGGTGCTGGAGAAATACAACTGGCAGGTGCCACACATGAACAACAAAGAATACAATATCGCCCTGAAGATGATTGGCCAAGTAGCTGGTGTGCGGTTTCCACTTCATTCCCACGCGCTTCGCCATTCGTTCGCCACTTGGGCACTAAAGAATGATGTACCCATCCAGGTTGTTTCCAAAATGCTCGGCCACAAAAGTATATCGGTTACTCAGCGTTATGCCAAGGTGCTCGCGGAAGATGTTACGAAAGAGTTTTTTAGATTAAAAAATAATTTAAACAAAAAGAACCATGAAGAAAACAATGTTAATGATGGCGGCATTCACAATGATGATGACCGCATGTGTGAACGACAATGAACCAGAGGTGAACAACTTCAAGCGCGTGAAGATCGCGGTGGGCGGCGACATGGACTTTATCCAGACGCGGCTGGCTGCGAACGACAAGGAGATGACCGACCTTTGGGTGTTCGACTACATCGGGACGGAGCTGATGCAGACCGTACACCAGACCCCTTCGGACGAGAACTGGGGCAGTCCTGAGATGATGCTTGCCTATGGTGACCACACGCTCTACTTTGTGGCAAGCCGTGGCTCGCAGCCTACGGTGACGGGAACGGTCATCAAGTGGGGCGGACCGAGCGACACGTTCTGGAATGAGAAGACGGCGACGGTGGGCAAGGACTCGCCTGCAAATCTCGCGGTGACGCTCCAGCGGGTGTCCACGCGGTTGCGCGTGAAACTGAAGGACTTCATCCCTGCGGAGATGGCTTCGGTGACGATTGCCGCAGATACCTGGTACAACAGCATCGACTTCAAAACGGGCATGACCAAGGAGAGCTATGCGGAGTCTCGGCAGATAAGCATCCCCGAAGAATATAAGGAGACGACAGGACAATTGACGATAAGCCTGTTCGGACTGAGTGACAGCGGAGAATGGGTCACCAACGTCACGCTGACGGCGAAGGATAACGACGGCAAGGTGATCGGCACGGCTACCATCGAGGATGTCCCCTTCGACCGTAACCGCACCTCCGACTATACGGGCTACCTCTTTGGCAA